CAGGATTCTCATGGAGTCGTGCAATTGTAGAAAGAGAAAAAGCCAACAAAGTATGGGCAGATAGCCCATTCAGTTTCAGAAAGGGGTAATGCAGTGGAGGATATGCAAATTGAAGATGTTAACCAGTTGGTTAATTTCTATAGACAAAAGGCAGCAGACTTAGAGTTGCAGTTGTTGCAGTCACAGATTAAGTTAAATAAACTTATGATGTCTCAACCTGAACCAGTTCCTGCTACAAAAATTACAAAAACAAAATCTGAATAATAGATAGCATGGAGTATATTCTAGCCATTGGCTTGACATTGGCTATGTCTTGGTCTATAATTGAATTAAATAGGTACAGGGTTTTAAAAAGTTTGAATAATGTTCGCTATAGTCAAAGCGACATACATCAAAGAATTTTAGACATTGTTCCTCCAAAAACAAACAATAAGATAGAAATTGAATCTCAGTCAGCAAAACATGCTGCTAGTACAATGATAAAGATTATTGTTATAGAAAACAAGGCATACTGGGTGAAAGATAATGTATTTTATTTTGCTGATACTAACAATGGCGACATTGTTGATGTTACCGCAAAGCCAGTAGATATATCCTCCATGTCTAAGCAAGATATGGATAAGATGCTTTTTATATTAGATAATTTACGAAAAGGGAAAAAAGATGATAGTAGTAGTACAGGGAACGAATGAATTTGATGATTACAACATCTTTATTCGTGCAATGGGAGTTGCTCTATCTGGAATGAATGATGAGGATCAAGAGTTTACTATTTACTCAGTTGGTCCTACAAGAGTAAATTCTATGGTTTCAGAATTCTCAAACCTTTCAGAGCGTGGCATGAAGGCAAGAGGAAGAAAAATTAAATACTATAAGGTTCCTATTCACTGGGTTGAAGAAAACATGATGCACGTAAACTACTTTGCATATCTTTGTAACCCAAAACAAACAGCATCTAAGCTGGTTGCTAAGGCTGAACTGGAAAATGTCGAAATTGGAATTTTTAGATACTAGGGGGAAGTATGATTGTAAGTAATTTGGAAAAGATGGAAAAGATTGTAAAGGCTAATACCAATCTTTCTTGGGTTGGATGGGATGTAGTAGATCTAAAGAGATCTGATTCTGCACGTACTGCCGTTAACGGTGTGAGAGTAAAGGGCCTTTGGTACATGCAAAGAGTTTACAAAGTCACTCGTAATGGATGGGACATTCCAAACAGATATAGGGGCTAACATGAAACAACATCTATGGAAAGATGATGCACAGTGTTTAGGTTCTGACACAAACATATTCTTTGATCAATATGAAGAAAATCCAGAGAGTAGAGAGTTCGTTGATTCTCTTTGTAGGACATGTCCAGTAGCAAAGAGATGTTTTGCTGTTGGTGTATCTGGCAAAGAGTGGGGAGTTTGGGGCGGTATCTACCTAGAAGGTGGAGAAATTTCAAGAGAATTTAGTAATCATAGATCAAAGCAAGAGTGGTCTTTGACTTGGCAATCATTAACAATGGAGCAGTAGTATGTGGTCATGGATATTAGCAGTAATAGGTGTGACAGGCATATTCCTTGTAGGTAGAAAAACTATTTGGGGATGGCTTATCCTTTGTGTAAATGAATGTCTCTGGATTGCTTATGCTTTGGCAACAAAACAATATGGTTTTATTGCAATGGCTTTAGCATATGCAGCGGTATATATTAAATCATATATCCATTGGAAAAGAGAAGAATAATGTATACAGATGCAATGCGTAGGGCTTTTCATACAGTTATACCACCCAAAGGTTTTGGTGTAAATATAATTGACAATGAACACTTTCTTACTATTAAATTAGATGAAAAGCACTTTGCTGGACTTGTTCATGATGATAAGATACAGGCATTGCAGTATGTATTAAAACTAAAAAATGCTCTTGAAATGGAAGGAGCAATTGTTTTAGTTACTAGAGAGGCTCTTCCTAAGTGAGTATCTTTATATCTATTGCTAGTTATAGGGATCCTGAACTGGAAAGAACTATTCATTCTGCACTAGATAATGCAGCAAATCCACAAGACTTGCACTTCGGAGTGTTTCTTCAAGAGTTTGAACGGTTTGCACCAGATTTATCGTGGGTGCCAAACCTTACCTTAAAGACTATACATCCTAAGATGGCAAGAGGTGCTGGTTATGCAAGAGCACAAATTGTATCTATGTATTCTAAACAAGATTACTTTTTACAGATTGATTCACATACAATATTTGAAAAGAACTGGGATGTTCTTTGTATTCAACAATACAAGAAGGCACAAGAACTATCTAATAACGATAAGATAATTCTTTCATATTTTCCTCCACCATTTTTTGTGGAGCCAAACAAACAAATAAGCATTATTAAAAACTCTAAGACTCAGCCTCCATATGCTACAAAGCAAAAGCCAATGCTAACAAAGCGTGGTGAGTGGACTGCTGAAAGAGTTAAACTATCAAATAAAAATATTCCAGAAGAATCAACAACAATCTTAGCAGGCTTTGTGTTTTCTACTGGAGAACTTATAGAAGAAGTTCCATATGATCCAGAGATTAGTTTCTTTGGTGAAGAACTTTGTTTTGCAATAAGAGCATGGACCAGAGGATGGGACATCTATTCTCCTTGTGTGACAATTGTTTATCATTTTTATACCCGTGAGGGATATAGCAAGGTATGGAAAGATAGAAATCTTAGAGAAATGTCATGGAAAGAACTAGAGATTCTTTCGAAAGAAAAGCAAAAAAATGTTCTATGCGGTATCGAAAGCGGTATTTATGGAGCAGGGCAAGAAAGAAAATTAGAAGACTATGAAAGATTAACAGGATTAGACTTCAAAAAAATGTACAGTGTCACTAGTGATACAATAGTAGTGAGAGAAAAGGAATAGAATGAGAATAGCAGTTATAGTGCTTAGTTTAATTGCAATATCTTTTTGTGCTGCATATTTTTCTACACTTAAAAAACTTGACTCTATAAGCAAAGCCTTTGCAAGAATGGTAGTTCTGAATTCAACAATGCAAGAAGCATTTGAGGCAACCCTTCAATCTCCAGCAAGCAAAGAAGATCAAGACATACATAAGGAAAACTTTATTAAATTCCTTTCTGACTCACGAGACTGGGCATTTGAATATATTGAAGATGTTCAGCAACAGTTAGAAAATTTTATTAGGGATATTGAGCCAGAGATTATGTACTTTGATGAGTATGGAGTTGTTGGAGATGCTTACCCACACTACCATTCAATGAAAAAAATATCTTCAGCATATAAAGATTTAAAGAAGTTGCTTCCAGAGGAAGTCGATGATAGACGCTAGAGGTATCCCAACTTGTGAGTGTCCAAGTTGTGGCGGTACCTTATTTAGAGCATTAGTGTCATTTGATACAGCAACATACATGGTTGGAATGTATCACCTAGATATACAATGTCATGACTGTGGGACAATGTGTACTGCTCCAACACCATTAGATCATCCTGAAAATCCAAGCAAAGATTATGGAATGAAAGAATGATTATTCCAAAATTAAAAAAATTTGAAGATAGCATCAGATATGATTATGCTGTATGTGAGGTAGAAGATTGTATTAATGAAGCAAAAATACTTTCAATGACAGAAACAAGATACGTAGACTTTTGTGAACAACATCACAGAAAATATATAGTGGGGGAAAAGTGAAAGATATTGTACTATCAGTACTAACAGGTTTTGGATGTGGCGTTGTATTTGCTGCATTCAAATTGCCAGTTCCAGCACCACCTGTTTTTGCAGGAGTTGCAGGCATTGTAGGTCTATGGGCTGGCTACGCAATACTAATGAAAGTTATATCCTAGGAGGAAAATAATGAACGACAAAATGAAACAAATGCTCGCATCATACGGACGATCAGTTCTTGGTGCAGCAACAGCAATGTATGCATCTGGTGTGACAGATCCAGAAACATTGGCTTACTCGCTAATCGGTGCTTTAGTGCCCGTAGTTTTGAGAGCAGCCAATCCTAATGACAAGGCGTTTGGACGTATGCCTGCTGAATCAGATATTGAAGCAGCACTAAAGAATGCAAAGGTTGTTAAGAAGGCTGCAAAGAAGCCTGCTGCAAAGAAGTAAGTTTATCTTACATAGAAGGGCGGATCTTCGGATCCGCTTTTTTATTTCTCTAAAATATCTAGATACTTTTGTTTTAAGTTTTTAGCAGAAAAGTTATTTATTCCAATATCAAATGCTTTTTGCTTTTCATTAGTTGTATTTTTTTGTTTCATGTATTCATCAATAATACGTGCAAGATTTCTTGGATCAGCAGAATAAACATCAAGCATTGTTCTTGTTCTTAAAGTACCAATTTTATTAGATTGTGCTAACCACTCTTGTGGCAGTATTTTATTGTTTGGTGATATATCTGTCATGAATACTGGTAGCCCACTCATTAAAGCCTCATTCATTGGCAAGCAAAGACCAGCATACCTTCTAGGCAGGATCATTGCATCAAAGCCGTCATACATACTTTCTCTATTTTCTGCATCACTTGTATCGACTATTAATCTTGGATCGTTACACTTTAAATCAAGTTGTGTTTGTGTTTTAACAACAACCTGAAAATCTTCTTGTGAATACTTTAACATCTCAACAACAGACTTTGTTCCATTTCTATCTTCAGATGCAGCCTTACCTCCAATATGCAATATTTTATTATGATGCTTAGAATTATTATTTTTTCTTACAGCATTAAACAATGTATGTTCTGTTGGCGGTGGTAAATATGTTACATTTGTTTTATTTCCAAATAACTCTACTACATGTTCAAAGTTCCAAAGGCTTGGTG